GTAGTCAACAACCCAGACCTCACGGTCTACAGACCAAGCTGCTGGAAAGCGAAAAGCGGGTGAATGTTGTTACCATCGGGATCCGTGGGTGTGTGGAGACGGATCGTGGGAGCTCCAGCATTTGCCCCCTGCCTAGCGTCAATATAAACTTGCGCATCATCGGCATCTATCTCGATCACATCCTCACTCTGCGTCAGCTGGTTTTCGCTGATCCCGCCAATATAGTCACGGTCGATATGTGTTGCGTAACAGTGAGACATGAGCGTCTTGGTCACTCCTGATTTCGGGCTAAACTGCCGGGCTGTTACCCAGATGTCCGCCTGGTCAGGAGAACCCTGAGGGCTCGCCTTTGTCACTAGCCAATTAAGAGCCGTACGGAGAATGTATCTCCCCACAGGCATCTTAAGGGCATTCAAGATCGGGTCCCAATACTGGTAGAAGTTCCGGAAATCCCAAGAACCCCGTCCAGGTCGAGGACCCGGTCCCACATTACCCAGCTGATTGTTGCCGTTTGCTAGGATGCGTTGCCACGACGACCCAGATAAAGCTGACCCTATCGATCCGGATCCTCCTGATATATGGATTTCACCGTACCGAGGCAGCTTGTAACTGGGTTCCGTACGCGGCTTCTCCGCAGAGCCTTCAGTGACCAGACGGTCGGGATTCTGTGGGATATGAAATTCCACATCATAGCAGAGCCACAACTGGCCTAGCACATAACTGCCAGGGGTTGCCTCTACGTATCCCGCCGTTGCGACGTAGAACGTTCCTCCGTCTGATAAACGGATGTCCGCGCCCTGCAATTCTCCCGTCCGTACATAATTCCCATAGCGGGGATTGGCTACGAGATTGTGCATCGCGTCTATGTCACCTTTGCACGTCAAATCAGCCGACCATACCGGGCCGGAAGCCGCACCAGGAATTACAACCAATTCCTTTTCATCCGCCGGAGGGGGGTCCTTCGGGTCATAGTCGAAGGCGAGGAGCACACGCCCCTGTTTGGAGGTTGCCGTGGCGGTTCGAAATTCGTACCACCATGTTCGGGCTTTCCAGAACTCGAAGTCCTGGGCAAGTCGCTCAAGATATCGGTATCCTGAAAACCCGGGTTGCACGGGGTAGCTTGTGACTTGGAAATCAC